TTGCATAATGTTTCTTCTAATTCAGGATTCATGATGGGTGGTTTAATGCCCAATTTATCTTTTATAAAGGGAATATGTTCATAATACTTATTATATCCCAATTTTTTTAATATACACTTGGCCTTTTTATTTGTCATTTGACTTAAATTAATCCGCTCCTTTTTGATTTGCTGCTTGATTTCAGATAATACTTGATTTGGAATTTGCGTCGTCTCTTTTGCTTGAAATTGAGCTAAAATTTCTCTAAAATGATTGATACGTTTATATGCATAAAAACAAACTTCTTTAGGTGGTTCTTTATACGATGGTTTTTCATGTTCTATTAAATATGGATAAAATCGGGAACATCCTTTACAAATAAGCACACCTTCATAATCAACTGGAATAAGTTCAGCCGAACAATTCGTACATACATCATTCTTCTGCAAATAATTATTAATATCTAACAATTTTTCATCTACATTTGTTAGATATTTTTGTACAAAGGTTTGATTTGAACGTTTATTTGTGCTTTTATTATCAAAAAAAGAATGTAAAATTTTTGTTTTATTGTTACCTTCTGAAATCTCCTTTTTTTTTTCAAAATAATCAAAAATATATTTTGAATTATCTAATAAATATTTTTTTCTCACTGTTTTTAATTTAGATATTTCTGCTTTAACTTCATTTAACTTATCTTGTAAATCTAATTTTTTTTCCAATGTTGTTTCTTTTGAAATACGTTCTTTAAGGCTCTTTCTTTCTTTTTTTAATTGTGGAATCCTTTTTTTCCTTATTGTATTTAACTCTTTCATTTTCTCATTATGTTTATTGTCTACAGTTATAATTGATTTTTTGTTCATTCTAATTTTTTTCTTTGTTTTTGGTTTGAAATTAGGCATATATATATATATAATTTTTTTTTTTAACTTTTAAAATTTTGAATCATATTACGTGTTCAAACCATTTTTCATTTTTCTCTCTTTAAAATAATGGATATATCAATAAATAACACTACTTCAAGTATAGATTTTATAAAATTACAAAAAATGGCATTTCTTTTTAATGCTTTAGAAAACGGGTGGAGTATAAAAAAAAAAGGTTCATTATATATTTTTACAAAAAAACATGAAGGTAAAAAAGAAGTATATCTTGACTCATATCTCAAACTATTTATGGTGGAGAACTTTGATATTAATAAATTTTTATCGTAAGCCATTTTTTTATTAAATGCTATTTATAAAATTTTTTTTTCTTTAGCAATATTATAACATTATGGGAGGAGGATTGATGCAACTTGTAGCTTATGGCGCCCAGGACGTCTACCTTACTGGTAACCCACAAATTACCTTTTTCAAAGTAACATACCGTAGACATACTAACTTCAGTATGGAATCAATTGAACAAACATTTAATGGCATGTGCGACTTCGGACGCCGTGTGCAATGCACTATCGCCCGCAACGGTGATTTAGCATACAGAACCTATTTCCAAGTCACACTTCCAGAAGTGAACCAGAGCGACGCGAGTTTCGCCCGCTGGCTTGACTTCCCCGGTGAGCACATGATCAGCATGGTTGAGGTTGAGATTGGAGGTCAGAGAATTGACCGTCAATATGGTGACTACATGCACATCTGGAACCAGCTTACTTCCACTGCCGAACAGGAAGCCGGATACCACAAGATGGTCGGACAGACCACTCAGCTTACTTACTTGACCGACCCAAGTTTCGCTGATGTTCAGGCTCCATGTGCCACTGGTGCCCCATGCAACACTTGCGCCCCACGCAACGCGCTTCCAGAAACCACTTTATACGTGCCACTTCAGTTCTGGTACTGCCGGAACCCAGGACTTGCGCTTCCACTTATTGCCCTTCAGTATCACGAGGTTAAGATTAACCTTGAGGTCAGAGCTCTTGACGAATGCTTGTGGGCTGTGAACGACGGTGCCGGCGTAGGACCTAAATGCTCGGTTGGTGAAACCAACAAAGCTGGCGCCGCATACACTAAATCACTCGTAGCCGCTTCGCTCTACGTAGATTACGTGTTCCTTGACACTGATGAACGCCGCCGCATGGCCCAGAACCCACACGAATATCTCATTGAGCAGTTACAATTCACTGGTGATGAATCGGTTGGAAGCTCAAGCAACAAAATTAAACTTAACTTCAACCACCCATGCAAAGAGATTGTCTTCGTCGTGCAGAAAGATGCCCACGTTGATTACTGCTCATCATTCCAATGCCAGAGTCTTTTGTACAACATCCTCGGTGCTCAACCATTTAACTACACCGACTGCATTGATGCCGTTCCCAACGCACAGCATGCTTACTCTGGCCCAGACGGCGGAGCCCAAGGCGCGAACGCTGTCATCACTGCCAGTGATTTGTTCGCTGATCCCGGTGCGGCTGTATCACATGATTCATCCGTGTGGCCTTCCTCGGCATACGACACAACTGCTCAGAGTGGTGCCCCACTCAGTTCTCGCGCAGATGCGATGAGTCTTGTGTCGGATGCTGGTTCATTCGTGCTCGCCGAAACTGCCCTCAACCTTCACTGCTGGGGTGTCAACCCAGTTGTAACTGCCAAACTCCAGCTTAACGGACAGGACCGCTTCTCTGAGCGCGAAGGATCATACTTCGACACCGTGCAGCCATACCAGCACCACACCCGCTCACCAGACACCGGAATTAACGTGTACTCATTTGCTCTCCGCCCTGAGGAACATCAGCCATCGGGAACTTGCAATTTCTCAAGAATCGACAACGCCACTCTTCAGCTTGTGCTTTCCAACGAAACCGTCGGAGGAGAAGCCACTGCCAAAGTCCGCGTATACGCCACTAACTACAACGTGCTTCGCGTTATGAGTGGTATGGGTGGTCTTGCTTACTCTAATTAAGGATCTTCATGGTTTTTACTATTTATTCATTAAATTAAATTATAAAATTGTAGATAAAATTTTATAATTTATTGTGATGCGGGACATCGTGTACTTGATTGAGTATATGGACATGTTGTCATATGATTTGAGGATTGTTCATCGGAAATAAATGATGCATCTAATGTAGAAATAATTGTTACAAATTCAGGTGTTAGTAAATCATTCTTTTCTAATAACTGGATCAAATGAAATCGTTCATTTTTGTATTTTTGTAAGGACTTTTTGGGACCATATTGTAAAATATAATTTGCATCTTTATTGTCCTCCTCTCTATCCTTATAATCATCCACTAATTGGAACATCATCCCAAAATGAAAGCCTATTTGTTTAAATTCATCTAAATCTAATTTTTTTCGTGTAAATATTGCACCTAATATAAAAGTAAATGAAAATAATGAACACGTTTTATATTTAATAATATCATCATTATAATTATTTTTTTTTATATTAAAAAATTCTGTTGCATCAGAGTTTATATCCATTAATTGACCGATCACTAAATTTTTTCCCAATAATTCACACCATTCAGATATCATTATATTGAGTGATTCGGGAGAATGTATTGCTATATTAAGCAATTTTATAGACTCAGAAATAATATAAAAAGAAAATAGAATTGCCTCATGTTTACCATATTGGATAAATGTAGATGGTTTATTTCTTCTTATAATATCATTATCCATACAAGGTAAATCATCTATGATTAAACTTGCAGCATGAATGAGTTCAACGGCTACAATAGGTTCCCACCGTATGGGATTATTTTTATCTCCCAACTTCTCAATAATATGTTTAACTATAAAACCACGAATACATTTACCACCTTTTACTGAATATTTTATAATTTCTTTTACTTTTTTATTATCTAATGTTTCAAAATATTTATCTAAATATGTTGATATTACTTTTTCGTACATTTATAAAAATATACGATAAATTTAATAAGAATCAAACATAAACAATTAATTGATAAAAAAATATAATATGATAACGCTTGTTAAAGCATATCCCAACCATCCATATGCACACCATACTAATGCCTGTTTATGTTTATCGTTTAAATTTATACCCCTATCAATATAATCAATACTAAATAAAAATAAAATCATTAGGATACTTTGAAACATCTTATCAATGAGTTTTTTATTACCATATTCATCTGGAACAATTATATCTTCTATGATTGAAAATATTACCGAAAAAATGAGTAATGGTAAAACAAAATAGGATAAATTTTGTATATCTGTTTTATTTTGATATGGTAAAAATTCTATAAATTGTGGAATAAAATATATACAACCCGGTATAGAGAGTAAAATAATTAATTTCCAAATAATAGCATCTACAGCGTGCGGAATAAAAACATATGCAATTAAACCGCCTATTCCGAATATACAAGATGCTATTGGAGATAGCCCTTTATTAAAAAAAAGTATGTATATAGTCAGTAAAATGAGTATTGTCTCATAAAATAGTTTATACTTATTAAATATATTAAAATCATTTATATCATCAACTATTTTTACCAATATACCAAATAAAAAAGCAATATATTTGTTTATCATTAAGATATGTCTATATTTAAAAAACAAAATATACGTTATAATCTTTAAACATTTAGCAAACATTATTCTGCAAGTATATATATAATGGATGTCAAAGGACTTGTTTTTGTTGCAATTGTCATAGTTCTCTTATTATTTGTTGCCAGGCTTTATTTTGGTGCTAAACCTGATATTGTATACGTTCCAGAATATATTCCATCTGGTCCCGATAGACCGGGTCATCGCAAGTGGAAAAAAGATACATGTAAAATATGCGCTGGTTGTGGGAAATTGGGCGCAAAGGGATATTGTTGCGCAAAACCACATAATGATTTTTATCCACCACAATGTCTACCAAATTTATCAAAGCAGCAATGTAAACAATCAAATACACAATTCAATGATTTTGAATACACTTGGTGCGATGGAAAGAAAAAAAAACATCGTAAAAAAAAAAATGATGACGAATAAATATTTAGTAATAAATAATAAAAAAATATATTTTTAATCTCTCTTATATCGTTGGAATAAGCAATTAAAAAAAAATTGATTTAAATATAATTATATAAATAATATGTATAATATGCAGATTTTCGTAAAGACTTTGACTGGCAAAACCATTACGCTCGACGTAGAGCCATCTGATACTATTGAAAACCTGAAGCAGAAGATCCAAGACAAAGAGGGCATTCCACCCGATCAACAGCGTTTGATTTTCGCAGGTAAACAACTTGAAGATACGCGAACGCTGGGCGATTACAATATCCAAAAGGAGTCGACACTTCATTTGGTGCTTCGTTTGAGAGGGGGGTGTGTTTAAATTTTATGTAAAATATTCTATAAAATTTAAATCCCAAATAACCGATTCATATTAATAATTTCTCTCTTATCGTCCATTTTTTGTAACAATTTTTTTATGAATATATTATCTCGCAAACGTATACTGTAATCATGTTGAGCATTTGAACGACCTATACGCCCTAATGCTTGAATCATTTTCTCTTGCGTTAAATTCGCCAAATCTTTACTCAAGTACCCGTGACAAAATTGATAGTTCGTTCCATAAATATAATCAGTTGAAGCAATAATAAGATATAACTTTTGATCTTGTGCCAACTTTTTCATTATTTCCACATATTCTATGCAATCGTGTAACCGAAATACACCTATTCCCATCATTAGTAAAATCTTCCAAATATTTTCTACTCGTAACAACATTATTTTCTCTACAACATCTTCATCAATACGACTTGTAAATGCGTTTTTCATTTCATCCTTATTCCATCGCCTTAAATGTGAAAACGAATTGGGAACATATTTAGGATCTAATTCAACGCGTTTTAGCTTCGTATATAAACCACTTATCATATCTTGCTTGGCTTTTTTTTTTGGATCTCTTTTTTCTCTTCCATTAGAAGTGACTTCTTCCTTCTGATTGTTGATTTGTTTTTCACATAATTCAATTTGACGCTTTATTTTATCATTTATGTTTATATTAGCAAGGATATTATCTAAAATTTCTTGAGGTATATTCGCAGATTTTAAACAAAACTGAGCTATTTTTTCCACATTATTAGAGAGAAATATTGTAGGACCATCTGTTAATGTATGTGAATCGCTTGTTGTTACGTAAATATTTGAATCATATCTTCTTATACGATTTTCCTTAAAATGTTGATAAATTGATTCATAATGGTCTCCAATATTTTCTAACAATAACAAATAATAATTTTTCAAATCAATGACACTTATGTCCTTAATATGATCAAAATAACGATCAATAAAATATCTACTTTTAACATACTTATTTTGATTAATATATAGAATAAATTCAACAATCTCTCTCAAATCAAAATGCCTTAGTATGGTCTTATATTTCTTTATATGTTGTATAGAATCTTGAAGCTCCTCAAAATGTTCAA